GCCGATAGTGGCTTAGGCAACCGGGTCATGACCTCACCTGACGGGATCAACTGGACCAGCCAGGTAAGTGCGGCGGATAATAATTGGTTTGGGGTCGCCTTCGGCAACGACCTCTTTGTCGCGGTCGCCGATAGTGGCTTAGGCAACCGGGTCATGACCTCACCTGACGGGATCAACTGGACCAGCCAGGTAAGTGCGGCGGATAATAATTGGTTTGGTGTCGCCTTCGGCAACGACCTCTTTGTCGCGGTTTCCGGTAATGGCACTGATGATCTTGTCATGACCTCACCCGACGGGTTCACTTGGACCAGCCAGATAAGTGCGGCGGATAATAATTGGTTTGGTGTCGCTTACGGCAACGACCTCTTTGTTGCGGTTTCTGGCACTGGCACTGGTGATCGTGTCATGACCTCGCCTGATCGCGTCTCTGTGCAGGCGAGCGTTCAGCGTCTTGATCAAGCCACTAAAAAAGAAGGGGGCTTGGATTACAACAAGAACTATATTATCGTTTTTGCGTCGGCGGATATCATATCGATTGATCGCGGTAGGTCAGCCGATATCGTTGGCTGGGATGACTCTTTCTGGCAAGTGGAAATCGTGACACCCTGGCAGGGGATCGATGGCTGGAACGCTGTCACACTGGTTCAAATCCCCGATGCCCCTATTCTGGTTTAAAAATGGCTTACCTGACTTCAGATGAATTTTTTGCCCTATTCCGTGCAGCAACACTCAGCGCGCTCATAGGGTCACCCTATGCAAACTTTCCCGTCAAGCAGGCGTTTCAGAAAAAAGAAAGCGCGGACCCGATCAACGGTATCTATTTTTACCGACAAAGAACCGAGCAATATGGCTTTCAGGATCGGCAGACGACAGAAGACCCGGGCAATGATTTTATTCTGAATGAGAGCCAATGGCTCATTGACCATATCCACGTTATCAGTATTGTGGAGAAGGTCATTTCAACCGAAAACACGGTATCGGGTTTTGACGTGATTGCTTTCCTGGGCATGGTTTTTAACAGTACGGCCTGGATTGACCGTCTCAAAGTCTCGGGTCTTTCGGTTTTGCGTATTAAAGAGGTGACATCGAACTATTTTTCTAATGACTTTAGCTTCTATAATCAATATCCTGCGCTTGAAGTGCAAGTGTGCTATAAACAGACGATTACAACGACGGTGCCGTGGGCTACGGTAGACGGCGAAACTATCGCAGTATAAGAAGGATTTCTTAAATGGCTATATCAATTGACAGGTATGTCGCTATCTCATCGCAGGTCGGGGGTGCCGCTTCTGTTGATCAACGGGAGCTGATCGGTCGCCTCTTTTCAAGCAGTGCCTTTTTGCCACCCAATCAGGTGCTGGAATTTAGCGACCTTACAACCCTCGGTGAATTTTTTGGCACCACGTCGGAAGAATATCTGAGATCTGTTTTCTACTTTACCTTCACAAGCAAACGGCCAGTTCGAAACCCAAACAAGATTTCATTCTATCGCTGGGTAAGCGCAGACAGTGCCCCCCAGATCTACGGCAGTGACCCTGACACGCTTGCTGCATTGAACCTTATCACTGCTGGTAGCATTACGATCACTGCCGGCGCTTTCATCGCTGCCCTTACAGCTGTAAATTTAGCTTCGGCTGCTTCCTTCGCCGATGTTGCAACAACGATCCAATCAGCGGTTCAATCGGTCGGGGCTAGTGATGTTGTCTTTGCCACTGCAACCGTCGCTTATGATGCGGTAAATGCGCGCTTTGTCTTTACCGGTTCAGATACCGGTGATTTTGAAATCTCCGTTGCCGACGGCGCTGGCACGTCCCTTGTAGATCCTTTGGGTTGGGGGTCTGAGGCCATCTTTGTCAATGGCGCGGTCACGCAAACTATCACCGAAGCGGTCAGCGATAGCGCTAATATCTCGACCAATTTTGGGAGCTTCGCTTTCATTCCGACGCTCACGATTGACGAGATTGAAGAAGCTGCCATTTGGAATCAGGGCGAAAATACCCTCTATATGTACGGAGTTGCTGTATTGGCTGCTGACGCCGTCGCCTGGCAGGCGCAACTCGCAGGCATTAGCGGAACGGGTCTGACACTCTATGACGACGCGCTGACTGAATACCCGGAAATGGCACCTATGCTTGTTTTGGCGGCAACAAATTATGCAGCGTCAAATTCTGTGCAAAATTATATGTTCCAAGAGTTTGATGCGCTGACGCCCCTCGTGACAGACGATACGACAGCCGATCTTTATGACGGCATCGACATCAACTATTATGGCCAGTCACAGGAAGCTGGAAACGTGATCAACTTCTATCAGCGCGGTAAGCTGTTAGGAGGGGCTACCGACGCGGTTAATATGAACACCTACGCCAATGAAATTTGGCTCAAAACACGCGTCACGGCGCAGCTCATGAGCCTGTTTTTGAATCAAAATCGTGTGCCGGCTAATAACCAAGGCATTTCGTTTGTGGTTAATATTGTATCGGGTGTGGCAGACGAAGGTCTGTTTAATGGCACAATTTCCACCGGACGCACCTTGACTGTGCAGCAAATCGCAGAAATTACCTTGCTTACCGGGTCTGATACCGCCTTTCAGCAAATCGTCAATTCCGGCTATTATGTGACGGCGTTGATCAATAATAGCGATCCTGAAAATATCGCGATTGATTATCAATTAATCTATGCAAAAGATGACGTTGTACGGAAGATCAACGGCACGCACACGCTAATTTAATAAGGATTTAGTCATATGACTGTAGAAATATCAGGTTTTGGTTCCGGCGTCTTTCTTGTAGCCACTGAAACTTTTCCAGCGGGTATTACACTCTCACAATGGCCGGACGATACCGATCCTCTTGTCGTTGAGCAAGATGATTTTGGCAGTGCCACCAAGGGGGTAAATGGGGAACTTTTGCGCAATTTGGTGGCTAATCCAATCAGCGTAACACTGTCGCTTATTCCTGGCAGTCTGGATGAAGACAATCTCCAGACACTGGCGAATGCCAATCGCCCAGGTAAAAATAAATCTATCCCTTACGACGTAATCACGCTGACTGAATTTGATGCCCAAGGAAACAGTTTCACCTATAACAATGGGATCATTGTCAGTGGCAACGCCGGTTTTTCTGTTTCGTCGAATTCGCGTAAATCGACCAATACATGGGGCTTTTTGTTTGAGAATGTCACGCGGTCGGTCGTAAGCGTTGCATCCTAATGTCGCTTCCTAGCCTTCCTATGATTAAGCCAAAAGAGGTTATCTTAACGGACCTCGATGGCGGCGAGCATACCTATATAATTTCCCGTCTTCCTGCGATGGATGCGCGGGAAATTATCTCTCAATATCCGGTTTCTGCGATGCCTCAGATTGGCGACTATAAGATCAACGTTGAAATGATGCAGAAGATGATGCGCTATGTCGAGGTAGAAAAGGAAGGCAACAAATTTAGGCTCGCCACACCAGAACTGATCAACAATCATTGTCCCGATGCTATTCTGCTGATCAAGCTTGAGATCAAGATGTTGGATTACAACACTAATTTTTTTACCGGTGGCAGGAGCTTAGGATTCCTGCAAGCCTTAAAGCAGAAACTGCCCGCTATTCTTACCTCAATATTGACGGATTCATTGGTACAATTCTCGCAAAAGGTGGAGCAAGCCTCAAAGAGCTCAAAGAAACCTACGACCTCGAAGAAGCGCTCTTGATCTGGGAATCTTTTGCGGTTCCAATTTTAAACGAATATGATGCCATGCAAAAGGCGGAACGGAAAAGAAACCGGAAAAAAGGAAGGTGAAATCGTGAGCGTTGCTGGTACATTTATTTTTGTCTTTCAGGCCGATACCAGCGACCTTGATAAAGCTTTTGAGGGTATTGACCACGGTGCCGAAGCCGCTTCTAAAAATACCAAAGACGTAAAAGAAGATATGCGCGGTGTCCGAGCGGAAACGGACAAGACAACAAAAGCATCCAAAAAATACCAGAAAACCCAAAAAGAAACCGGCAAAGCGGCGGAGCAATCGGCGCGGTCAATCTTGGGTGCGATGCAAAAACTCATCGGTGTGGCGGGTGGCATACTTGCCGGTGGCGCGCTTGGTGGCATGTTTGGCGAAAACTTTTTCAACCTGCGTGCATTGCAAACATTCTCTGAAATATTGGGCCAAAACGCGCAAGAAATCGATACATGGACGCGCAGCGTGCAGTTGGCTGGGGGCACGTCCGCCGACTTTTCTTCATCGCTGACAAGCCTGGTTCAAGGCATGAACCAGGCCCGTATGGGTGACACGGCCATGTTTGAGGCTTTCGCCCGCATGGGCGTGTCCCTGGAAGACGCAGAAGGCACTTTACGTGATCCCTTCGATACCCTGATGGCCCTATCGGATCGCTTAAGTCAATTCAGCGCTCAGGACGCGCTCCTGTGGGGCTCTCAGGTAGGGCTATCACCGACGGTGATCAAGTTGCTGCGCCTGGGGCCAGACAGGCTCAAGTCTGAACTAGATAAGAATGCCAGCCCGCTCAGTGCCGAAGATTTAAAGTTGGCAGAAGACGCCGCCATCGCGATGACGGAACTGTCTCAGGCGTTTAAAGATCTGACCAGATCGGTCGGAACGTCCGTCGCACCTACCGTTATAACATTGAACAAAATTCTTAAGCCGTTTTTGGAATGGTTGACCAAGCATTCTACTGGCATAGCGGCGGCACTCGGTGTTGTAGCCGTTGCGCTGACCGGTCTTGCCGCTGTGGCGTTCGCACCCTTTATTTTGCTGGGCGGCAAAGCGCTCCTGATCATCGCAGCTATTTCTGCTGCCGCTTTTTTGCTTGCCGATAACTGGAAAACCATTTCGAATGCTCTTGATGGGACATTTGATCAGTGGGAAGACATATTCAAGGCTTTTAAAGAAGGCGGATTTTTTGCTGGCGTGGCCGAATATTTTGAAAAAGTAGCTCAGGGTATTGGCGCGTTATATGACAAGATTTTTGGCGATGATGCAGAAAAAACCATCAAGGAAACTGTCGAAACTGACGAGGGTGTCCGGGCCGCTGATACCGTCTCCAAGCGCAGGATTGAAACCGAAGACGATGGCTTTTTCGGCGATCTGTTCGATTTTGATTTCTCAATGGATGACGTGCTGGATCCGATCAAAACCTTTTTTGCGCAGATGGAAGATATTTTCAGCAATTTGATGACCTTCTTCGACGAGATTATGGCCCGCGTAAAAGAGATCAAGGTGCCATCGCTTTTGATGGAAGGATCAAAGGAAGATTTTAGAGCAGGCGCGTCAGGTGCGGTAACGATGATAGAACATGCCGCGAAGACTATCACAGAAGAAAAAATTAGAACGGACGCGTTCAAGAAAACAGAGCAATTCGTTGCAGCCGAAGCCCGACAAAACGCCGCAGAAGCGTTTATCGACAGCCCTATGTCGTCTGCAAGGGTGATCAATATGGCGGCTGAGAGAAGTAAACGCCAAAGTGTTGTACCTGTCGATATAACAGCCCGGCGTCCAAGGGTTACGAGCAGCACAACAAAAAATGAAAGTAATATTTCCCAAAGTAGCAATAAATTTACGCGAACGATCAACGAAAAGAACACGGAAAAAACAACGGATCTGACAATCAATACAAAAACGGCACCCACCGATATGGCAACAGCCGCTGACGTGGCTGAGACAGCGAGCATGGTACCCACCGATGTGGCAACAGCCGCTGACGTGGCTGAGACAGCGAGCATGGTACCCACCGATGTGGCAACGATCGCTGACGTGGCTGAGACAGCGAGCATGGTACCCACCGATGTGGCAACAGCCGCTGACGTGGCTGAGACAGCGAGCATGGCCCCTACCAGTGAAGCACAAGCCGTTTGGACTATGCCGCCTGCGGTGCCTGATGACGTTCGCTCAGCCATCAATATGATCGACATCCCCGCAGCGCTGCGTGTTGGCACCGCCAACGTTGAAGCTACTACCATGCAAGCGCCTTCAGCCCCGACGCCCGAAACGGTCATAAATGAAATGAAAAATGCGTGCCGGATTATAAACGAAGCCAACATTGTCAGCGATAGAGTGATAAATCAAACGGTGCCGGCTGCCGCTCCATCTGCCGCGGTGAGGCCGTCTACCAGTGTGTCGATAGGTAAGATTGAGATCAGTGTAGGACATGGCGACGCCGAATCAATAGCGCAAGAGCTTGGTGCCAAACTGGAAAGCACTCTGAATACTGTCGCGGAAAATTGGGCGGATAACCAAAAAATATGACCGATCGTGTACAAATATTAGACCAGAACAATCAACCCCTTTTCCCGGGCGTTTTTTCGGTTATCGATGTCGAAGTCACCGAATCCTCGCGTGCCTTCACACAGCCGCTTGAAGACAATACCGTTATCATCGAACATAAAGTCATTGACCCTGTCGAGGTAAAGCTTTCGGTTTTGCTGAATAGCGAAGAGTACCAATCCGGGTATGCTTTTTTCAAAACCCTCTTCATTGCTTCAAGTGAAGTGGTGATCAAGACAAAAGCCACTCTTTATGAACGTATGATTTTGATCGATATGCCGCACGATGAAAATGCTGAAGTGTTTGATACGATTATTTTGAATTTGTCTTTTAGGGAGGTAATCGAAGCAAGCTCGATAACGACCAGTTTTGTGCCAGCAAATGCAGATGATAGTAGCACCGTGAACGTCGGGCGCACTGTTCCCGTGGCTACCCCTGATTTTGATGTTGGTGAGTTGCAAGAGTTATTTGGATTTTAAAGATCAAATGCCAAAAATCGTCACCATATCCGCGATTGCTAATCAGCAAATTTCGTTTCAGGAAGACGATACCCGTTATGTCATGCGGATCACATCGAGCGGCACTACAGTCGCTGTAACCCTGTCGATTAATGAAAAAATAGTCATGGATGGTGTGCGCACGGTGCTTGGCTCGCTGATCATTCCTTTTGACTATTTGCGCGCTGGCGGCGGCAATCTGATATTCACGTCGGATAATGAAAATCTTTTGACGTATCAAGCCTTTGGTATAACTCAGTTTCTACTCTATCTGTCGGTGGATGAACTGGGGGCGTTGTGACTATCGACCCCCGGATACTACGAATTGTCATCACGTTTGATGACGGCTCCTATAGCGAAGAATTTAGCGCGCTTGAAATCAGTGTCACCGGTGAAAAATATACCGTGCCAACGCTCAATAAATGTTCTATTCGCATCACCAATTTAAAAAAGGAAACTAGGGACAATATTTTAACAGAAGTGACACCGTTTAAATCGCTCGGAAATCTGAAAAGACAAACCGTAGCCGTATTTGCCGGGCGTGAAACTGTTGGCGATAAGCTCATATATTTTGGCGATATCATTTATGTTAAAATGTCGCAACCGCCAGACGTTGTCACCGAAATTATTGCTATGACGGCGGGGTTTCAACGAAACGAAATCTATTCGATTGATGCCGGAGAGAAGGCGCAAGCGTCAAAAATAGCGGATGCCCTTGCTCAAAAAATGGGCGTCACATTGCAGTTTGATGCCACCGATAAAACTGTCACAAACCATAGCGGCACGATGGCAACCTATAAACATTTGGAAGAATTGCAACGGCTCGGCGATTACGATGTCTACATCGATGACGATACCCTTGTCGTAAAAGATAAATATTCGCCGGCAAGCGGTGGCATGCATATAATTTCGAAGGAAACCGGCATGATCGGAATCCCTCAATTTTCTATAGCTGGTGCCTCTGTGACAGTTCTGATGGATGAAAGCATTCGTCCTGGGCAAGCTGTTCAGATCGTAAGCGAACTTTACCCGCAGACCGCCGCGACCTATACGATTTACCGGCTTCGCTTTCATCTGACAAACCGGGATCAACCGTTTTACTATTTTCTTGATTGCGCACGGCCTGTAACATTGAAAGCCCAAGAGAAACTGGATCAGCAAGCAGCAAATATTCTACGCACGGCAGGAAGGGGATAGATCATGGCTGGTGCGTCCATTGATGACAGACAGCTAGCGTATCTCGATAATGAAACGGGCGCTTTAACGACGATCTTGCGCAAATTCCAGCAGCAGCAGGATGGCGTTTTACCGGCAAAGGTTATTGACTATGATCGCGTAAGAAACCGGGCTCGCGTCGAAATTATGATACAGATCGTCGCATCTGATAACAAGGTCGCCGCGCGTGCGCAGATATCCGCAGTGCCGGTACTGCAGCTTGGCGCTGGCGGTTTTGTCATCTCCTTTCCGGTCGCAAAAGGCGACACAGGATGGCTTCTTGCGAATGATCGGGATATTTCAAATTTTCTCGAAACAATGGATACAGCGATTCCAAATACCTATCGCATGAAGAAATTTAGCGACGCAATCTTCATTCCCGATCAAATTACATCCACCACAGATCCAGCCGATGTTGATAATCTGGTCATTCAGAAAACCGACGGTACCGTCAAAATCACTTTTACCGATGACAGCATCAATATCGACACTGCCAATGAAGTGAATGTCACAACCGAGCACGCCACTATCACTGCCAATATCGAGGCTACTATCACGTCGCCTGAGGTGACGGTAGCGGCCAGCACGTCAGTGACGCTTGATACACCGCTTACAACGATGACCGGAGATGCTACAATAAATGGTAGTCTCCAGGTTGATACCGACTTCACTGTTGATGGCGACGCGGCCCTTGGCGGCAGTGGCGGTAAGGATATCGCACGTAAGGGCGATGCGGTTGCCGGCGGGGTTATCACTGTCGGATCAACCAAACATACCGCAACGTAGGAATGTATCATGCAGGTTTTGGCCACCGATGAGAATAATGATTTGGTGTTAAGCAGTACCAATCGCATTGAAATGCTGACTGATGAAGACGCTGTCGGTGCGGCAACCAAGCATGCAGTTTTCACACTACTGGGCGAAATGATTTACCAATCGACCGACGGTGTGCCCTATCAGCAAGTTGTTTTTACTGGAACACCAGATCTAGCTCAAATACAATTTTATATTGTGCGCGAGATACAGCGTGTGACCGATGTGGTGCGGGTCAGCGATTTCACTATAAATTTTTCGGATAATATTTTATCTTATGAAGCGACGATCGAAACAATTTACGGCGAAACCTTTATTAATGGGCAAGTTTGATGGCCGACTTCATCTACATCGATTCTACTGGTACAATAATTGCCGACACAGCCGATACAAAGTCACAGGTAGAAGCCATATGGACCGCTGCCTTTGGCGCGGATATCGATCTGGATTCTTCCACCGTAGAGGGTTTGATTATCGCCACGCAAGTCATCATCCTGGACAGCCTCGTTGCGAATAATGCTTTGATTGCCAATCAGATTAACCCTAATTTAGCCGAAGGCATTTTCCTCGATAGTCTTTCCGCGCTAACCGCGCTTTCCCGAAATGTGGCCCTATCAAGCACAGTGA